GTATTTGTATAGGTTAGTTACGTTAGCAACTGCTTCGATAGTGTCAGTACCAGTAACGTAAGTAACATCAGTTGGGTAAGCGTAGTCTCCGTAATTGATGAAGTAGATAGCGTCAATACCACCTACTGCGTCTTTACATACTTCTAAGCGACCATTAGCGACTTCACAAGACATATTTTTAAGTTTTAAATGTTATTAAAAAGGGAGGAGCGTATACCCCTCCCCGTTTAGTTTAAGTTAAGCTAAGATTAGTTAGCAGAGTTTGTGATACCGTAAGTAACAACGTCAGTTGCAAAACCGTATTTAGCATCAGCAGTGAAACGCATAATTACACGAACGTTTTGCGAACCATCAAGGTCACCCATATCCAAAACTTTAACTTCGTTCATATCGTTCAAAAGACCAGTTGCGAAGTAAAGGTTAGATTTTTGAGCAAGCAATGCAGTGTTGTTAGCAAGACCGTTAGCCATAAATACACGAACACCATCAAAGTAAACATCACCTAAAGTTTGGTTTGTTCCTTTGTTGTCGTAACCATTAGCACCTACACCTGAAGCACCGAATCCACCCAAAGCACGTACATAAGCACGGTAGATGTTGTTAGATACATACAATGTTAAGTCTTCTTTTCCGTAGATAGCAGCAGGACAAGCATCAACAACTTTACCTAACTCAGTAATAACGTTAGCAGCAGTAACTGTAGTACCTGCAACTTCTTGAGCAGATGGCAAAGCAGCGTCTGTAGTCAATTGAGTCATGATACCTGCGAACTGACCTGCAGTTGCGTTAACTCCTGTCCAAATAGATGTTTCCATTGCAGCAGCAACTTTCTCAGCAGCGTGTGCTAATAAGAAATCTGTGAAGTTTTTCGGCATCACTTCAAATGCAGAGTAACCCATAGAAATTGCCTCCCAATCGCTTAAAAAGTCTTTTTTACACAATTGTAGGTTTACTTGATACTCTTCCGGTTGAAGGATTTTCTCAGTCAACGTGATTGTTGATGTAGCATCAAAGTCACAAGTAGCGTCTTTAACGATTCCGTCTGTAGCTACACGTTTGATAACTTGTTTGTATTTTACATTAGGAACGATAGTGATTCCACCTTTGTCCAATGTTGGTGCAGATAATAACGCTGCAGCGATGTAACGACCCGCAAACTCGCCCGCATATGTAGTCGTAATCGAGGTTGTCGTAGCAAGATTTGTTTTTTGTAAACTCATTTTGTTAGATTTAATTAATTAATATTATTTGTTAAATTTTTCTAAGATTGAATCCAATGTATTACGCTCTCTGTTTTTAGCAAACTTGAAAGTTTCAAATTGATTCGTGTTTTCAGGATTAAAACTGATTGGTTTCTAACACTGCGTTACTTGCTCAAAAATCTAACTTGTACTTCGCTACAGGATTGTTGAATGATATGAACGAAGTTCGTGTTATTGACATGGCTGAGAACGATGGTTCACAAAACGTTCGTGTAGTTATGCGATTTACTGCAGACGCGAAATACGGTTTTGCATCAGACGTAGTTACTTACGGAATCACAAACTCTGCTAACTAAAATTAGCTTAACAAATTAATCGGGGAGGGGTTTACGCTCCTCCCTTTTTTATAACATTTAAAATATATATATTATGGCTTGTGATATCTCAAATGGCAGATTAGAAGTATGTAAAGACGCAGTAGGTGGAATTGACGCAATCTACTTCATCAACTTCGGAGATTACTCTTATCCTGCTGACATTACCTATACAACAGGTACAGATACAATCGAAGCAATTGCTAACGTAACTTCATTGTACAAATACGAATTGAAAGGAACTAACTCTTTCGACCAAGTAATCACGTCTTCTCGTGAGAACGGAACTTCATTCGTAGAGCAAACGTTATCAGTAGTCTTGAAAAAACAAGATGCTGCTACACACAAAACAGTTAAATTGCTTTCTTACGGACGTCCTAACGTAGTAGTGAAAACACGTAACAACCAATTCTTCCTTGCAGGTTTAGAACATGGAATGGAGTTAACTACTGCGAACGTATCAAATGGTGTTGCCATGGGTGACTTGAATGGTTACACCTTGACCATGGTAGGCACAGAAAAATTGTTGGCTAATCTATTAGATGCATCATCTGAAGCAGACTTAGTAGGTTCAGTTGGTGACGTATTTGGAGCAACTACAACTATCGTTACTTCATAGTTCTTTTTTCATAGTGATTAAAAGGGGTGGCTTAGGTTACCCCTTTTTCATTTACAACAATATTGTAATATCATCGTTTTAAAATTATGATAGTATTAACGCCTTCTACATCAGCTCAAACTTTTTCGTTTATTCCTCGCTTTGAGAATTACACGACAATGGCAATTACTGATGAACAAACAAACGTAACAACAACAGTTGCTATCACAAGTTCTACTCAAGGTGGCTATGTAAACACGATTACTGCTACATTTGCACTCAAAGAGAACCATACTTATACGCTTTTGCTTTCTAATGGTGCAACTATATGCCACAAGGATAAAGTTTTCTGCACAAATCAATCAATATCTACATTCTCCGTAAACAACGGACAATACACTTCTAATTCTACAACTAACGACTTTATTGTTTATGAATAACATACACGTATTAAAATTAAGCGAATATTCAAGACCTGAAATAACCGAGTCTAAGCGCGAAGCGTGGGTAGAATACGGTGCAGACAATAACTACTACCAATACTTAATAGATAGGTACACAAATTCTACTACTGCTTGGTTAGTGCAAAATACCCTATCCTTGAATATTACGTCTGCACCGTCTTTTACTACCAAGTTATAGAAACGTCCCTCAGTTAAACTAAAAGTCGCTGTAATCGTGTCTAAGTAGTCACCTTGCGTACTTGAATCAATGGTAACTTCTACTTCTACGTTTGTTTGGTCGTCCGTTAAAAACAAAGCATCGTAACTTTGGCTTCTTGGTATAAAGCTAAAGGTTTGCGCGTTTGCCGTTTCTTGTAGAACTATCATACTTATATAACTTAATATTGTAGTATTTGTTTCTAAATAGAAAAGCCGCCCTTGTGAAAAGACGGCTTCGCAAAGTGTATAGAGAAATACTAGTTTGTTACAATATTCGCATCTACTGGCGCAGCAGTAGCAAACAAAGTTGCTAGTCCCGCTTCCGTAGTACATTCTAAGAAGTTCGCGGGGCTTACCTCTTGCGCTGTAAAAGTCAATCCGTAACCGTTAAAGTCACCCAAAGCACTTCCTGAAGAAATAGTACCCGCTGAAACGTCAGCGCCTTGGTCTAGTCCCATTAAGAAAAATTGATGAGTTCTTGTTTCAACAATAATTCTTGGTCTACCCGCAGCCAACAATTTAACTTGTTTTGTAGTCGCAGCATCTTGGCTTTTCAATTGAACTGTTAAAACTTGCTCAAAGAAAGTCGTTCCATTGTCTCTTGATGTTTGGATAGTTTGTTCAAATCCATTTGCACCCTTCAATTCGTACTTGTACAAAGGAATAGATGTTGTATTATTCCATGCAGTAATTTGGTCGGTAAATTCACCCGCACCATAAACCACATCAGACGCTTCTAAATCGCCATAATTGGCAAAATATATATTTAATAATCCGGAAACTGAATCTTTACATGATTCTAATCTCCCCATTGTAACATCACAAAGCATATTTTTAAGTATTAAAAAAGGGGAAAGGATTTACTCCAATCCCCTTAAAGTTTATAATTTAATTAATTAGTTTGCAGCGTTAGGAATTCCGTATGTTACTACATCTTCGATTGCTCCAATTTGTACACCTGCTGTATAACGCATGATTACTCGACAATTTTTGTCTCCCAAAGTTGCACTGGTGTCTATAACCTGTACTTCTGACATGTCACTCATTAATCCGGTAGCAAAATACAAGTTAGAAGACTGCGCACAAATTGCAGTATTAGCAGCAAGACCGTTAACAACGAACAAAGGAATACCATCGAAAGAAAGTTCTCCGTTTGTATACCATTGTGTACCTTTTGATTCTGTACCTGCGTTAGATGTTGCAGCAACACTAAATCCACCCAATGCACGAACGTATGCACGAGCAACTCCTGAAGGAACGTAGATTTTTAAATCTTCTTTTCCGTAAACTGTAGCAGGAATAGCATCAACGATTTTACCAAGTTCAGTAATAACTGTTGCAGCAGCAGAAATAGCAGATGTTCCTGCAACTTCTTGAGCAGCTGGTAGGACTTGACCAAGGAGCAGATTTAACTGCTGGTAGTATTTCTTCAGGTACTGCAATGGGTGATTTTAACGGTTATAATTTGACATTTACTGCGATGGAGAAATTACCTGCTAACTTTATAGATTGTACAACTGAAACGCAATTGAAGACAGTATTTGCAAATGGTGCTTTGCCAGCGGTTGTTGTTACTGCTTAATCTATAACAAAAAATACATTCAATTAAGGCGGCTTTTATAGGTCGCCTTTTTTGATTTAAAAAACAAAATAACGAAAAGTTA